AATATGGGTAAAATCGACAATTTAACGGTCCAGAAGATTAAGGAGGCGGCGAACATCGTAGATGTCGTAGGCGACTTCTTAGACCTGAAGCGCAAGGGCGTTAACTTTCAATGCCTTTGTCCATTCCATGCGGACAATCACATCGGAAGCTTCGTCGTGCGACCGCCATCCGCAGCGGTAGGAGGGAATACATACAGGTGCTTCTCCTGCGACGCTAAGGGAGGCCCCATCGAGTTCCTGATGAACTACTCGGAGACTAAGCTCTCCTACCACGAAGCACTCCTGTACCTGGCGCAGAAATATGGCATCTACGTCAGCGAGGAGCAGAACGTATACAAGAAAGTCAAACCATCAAAACCAAAGGTTATGCAAGAGCATTCAGATAACCTGCCGCGCAGGACGTGGCCAACCACATGGATAGGCTATTATAAGAACCTGAGCAATGACAACTTCGTGCAATGGCTGCGTAGCCAACGGTGGGATGCCTGCCAACGGGCGAGGATAGACAAGGTGCTGAACGAGTACCATGTCGGGCACACGGCCTTTGACACCGAGTATTATGGTGAGACAACGCATCATGAGTGGACGGTATGGTGGATGCTCGACGATCAGAACGTCCTCCACAATGGGCACCTCATGAAATACAAGGCCGACGGACACCGAGACAAGGATGACTCATACAGCCAGACGTGGCTCCATGCCCGTATGAAGGCCGCCATTGGCCCTAACCACTTCGACGATAAGAAGGAGCTGCCGAGCTATTGCCTCTTCGGGCTCCATCTGCTGAACGCCTACCCAGGTGCAACGGTAAATATTGTGGAGTCGGAAAAGACTGCGGTCATCATGGCCATTGCCTATGGCAACAACTCATCAGAGGTATGGATGGCCTGCTCTGGTATGCAGAGGCTCAGCCGCGAGTATCTGATGCCCGTCATCCAGGCAGGGCGCAAGATACAACTCTTCCCCGACCGCGACGGCATAGACCGTTGGATAAAGAAGGCCAACGAGATAAGCTACCAAGGCATAATGCTGAATACCCAGGCGGTAAAGGAATGGTGGCAACCAAAGGACGGAGAGAAGGCAGACATCGCGGATGTTGTGCTAAGAATCATTAATGAACTAAACCGATAATAATATGGAAAGAATGAAACTACAAGAGCTCGCCCTGCTGCGCATGTACAGATATGGCGAGGTAGAAGTGGAGAAAAGAGGAAATCAGATCATCCTCCACTCTAAGAGAGATAAGGACAACAAGACTCCAACCACCTTGCGCGATCGAGTGCCACAGATGGAGCTCCGCCAAGGATTCGACTAACAACACACAACCCCTAACAAAGCTATGGATGACAAACCTAAGAACTACGAGGTGGTCAACACCAAGATTGCAAAGCCTATCTATGACCGCCTGATGGTCCTGCTGCGCCGCAAGAATCTGAACTACTACCGTATGTTCCAGAACTTCTGCGATGTGCTGATACATAACATGGACGATGCGCACAACCTCACGCCCGAGACGGAGAAGGTCATGGGTGTGTTCGAGAACATGATAGGTTGGGAGAGCAACTTCAATCTCTCTGATCCCACCGCGCAGCCAGAGGTAGCCGAGGCCATCTACTTCCTAACTGCTCAGGGCAAGAACGGCACCCGCGTCGTAGACGTAGAGCGTCCATTCTTCGGCCAATGGAAGCAGACCCTCAATACCAAGGACATCCTCGACCGCTACATCCGCCTTGCTCATCCGCAGCTACACCGTCGTCTTACCGACATAGCCAGGCGGAGGCAATGCGGCAGCCTGCTTGAACTACTCCTCGACATGACCGCAGAGATGGAGGCCGACGAGCAGAAGCGCGAACTCCTCTCCGACTTCGAGGACAACTCACGCGGTGACTTCGGTCAGAAGTTCGGGGACACGCGCTACCGAAGGAAGATGGTCAAGACACCGGATATGTTCGACGAGAATTGAAAATTGAAAATTGAAAGTTGAACCATTATGGCTAAGAAACTATCTTGGCGATGCGCCAACAAGCAACAGCAGAAGGACAAGATGACCATATACAACAGCCGCGAGTGGAAGGCACTCAGGCTGCTGAAGCTCCAACAGAATCCATTGTGCGAGATGCACTACGCCAAGGGCAAGATAGTGTCTTCTCACTGCGTCCATCACCTCGTACCAATCGAAACGGCCAAGACAATGGATGAGATGCGCCGCCTGGCCTTCGACCCCAAGAACCTCCAGAGTCTATGCGATGAATGCCACGCCAAGATACATAAGGAGATGGGCAAGGGCACCAAGGAGCTGAGGATGGAGCGCGCCCAAGCACGCAATGAGCGATGGCGTGACCGCCTGTTCGCTGCGCTGCGGACGGCCACCGACCAATAGCTGAGGGCCAAAAACCCCCGCGTACCCGATTAAGTTGAGGGGGAGGTCATTATTCCGAAATCCCCTACCGAACCTTCGCGTCAATATAGAGAATTTTGAAATTTCCGTTTTTCCTAACTACTTATTTGGGTATATCATGTAATAGGTCTACACCAAATATCAGCTAAAACCGCAACTAATACGTTTTACCACTTAAACGAAAATAAAAATGCCGAAGCGAAACATCGTACAGATTAAGTTGCCTGCCGACAAGCCAGATTGCTGCGCCTCATGTCCGCTTGTCGGATTGGTGCCAAAGCATCTGCGTCAACCCAGAAGCAAGGAGACGCACGTCTGCCTTGGCACTATGGAAGCCCTCACTGGTCGAGGCATCAGTGTAAGGGCAAGCGGTCGGGATGCCAACCACCCACTCCGCCGTCCGTGCGATAACAGGTGGGAGGCATGGATGACCCTTCCATCGCGTAGGTTGGGCATCAGCAATGTATCATACATTCAGTGCCGCATACCCTATGAGCAAGGGCAGCAGCTCCAAATCAAATTCCACAAGTAACTATGGCAAAGAAGAAATCAGCAAAGCAATACGAGGCAGAGCTCCGCAAGATGATAAAGGCACGCACCGGCGTAGAGTGCGAGCCGTGGCTGACACCTCAGATAAGGACCACTGCCATGAACGAGGTCATGCTCGACAAGATACAGGACGAGCTCGAGGACCTCAGCAGCCTCATTGTTCCCGTCGTGGGGAGCCAGGGGCAGATGAAGAACGAGGTATCACCGCTCCTGCCGCATTACGACAAGGTGCAGCGCACCCTGCTTATGCAGTTCGAGGCCCTCGGCCTTAACTATGCCGCCACACCGTCTAAGGTGACGCAAGATACAAAGAAGGGAGTGGATGCAGAGCGTGACGGTCTGATGGGCCGCATCAGCGAGGTGCAAGATGCCATGAATGACGTACCAGATATGTAACTAAGCTATGAGCAAAGAACTGACAGAAGCACAGCGCGACAAGCAGCGCGACATCGACCTGCTGCACCGCCGCTATACCAAGGATATGCGTAAGAGATTAATGGCCGTAGATTACCGCCTCGCCTCCTACTTCGATGATCTGACCGCCAACGTGAGTGTGATATTCGGTGACGAGAAAGACCGCCACAACAGGTGGGAGGTCCTATGCGGTTGCAAGTTTCTCCGCATGTTCGACACCTACACCTTCAATGCCAAGTTCGTGCGCTTCGTCATCCTCTTCCGCGAGGGACAATGGGAGCGCACCGGCAAGACGTGGCGATATATCAGCGGTGGCCTGAAGCTGCCGAGCACAAGCGGTGCCAAGGTCTACCGTTGGCAACCCTTCCAGATTTTTGTCCTTGCCTCGGTGTTCGGATTCATGGCGTGGTTCAATACGCATGTCGAGGAGGGCACCAAGCCAGAGCTCCTCTCATCAGAGCGAGAGCGCGACGGCATGATATGGGATTTCCGCCGCCTGATTCACGAATTCATTATGTACGGCCCCCGAAAGATAGACAAGACGGGCCTCTCTGCCTACATTCAGGTGATATTCTTTCTCTTCGGAGACTTCAACAGCGAGATATACTCACTGGCCATGACGCAGGAGCAGAGCAAGATACTCTTCGACCGCTCAAAGTTCATGCTGAATCAGCTCTCGAAGGACAAGGATGGCAACGACCGCTTCCGCCTCACGGCCAAGATTGTGGAGTGGAAGGCACGGTACCAGAAGGATATTCGCAACTCCAAGATTATGCCCCTTACCTCTGGCGGCAAGGCTCCTGATGGCACCAACACCGAGCTACTCGATTGGGATGAGTTGGGAAGCAGCCCCTACATCAATGGCAAGAGCGATATGTTATCTCATATCAATGTCTGCCAATCCTCTATGGGCCAACGCCGCCAACCCCTCACCTTCGGCACTACCACCGCAGGCACCATCACCTCTGGGCCATTTATCGAGAAGTTGGATGTGCTGCACCGTACACTCCTCCTGGAGCATCAGTATGACGACGGCACCCTTGA